GGAAATGGGCCTTGCTTGGGGCGTCGAGGTTGAACTCGCGGACCTCGACGACAAGAGCACGTTTTTCTCGGCCAGAAAGGTCGTGCTCGATGGTCTATACGCCCAAATCCAACTACTCGACGGCTCTTATGAGACCTTTCCCGTCGAATTGGTCCGTAAGGTGATGGCGATGCGTGCGTCCACTCCGGGCTATACTGGGGAAGACCTTAGCGCCGACGAGCTTTACTGATGGACCGAATTATCTCAGCGTTCCGACTGCTCACGCCAGGCGTCCGCACACCCGGACCTATGCAGCCGGGATCTGACGGTGAGGTACCGTCTGAGGAGGTAGGACAGTTCCTCAACGCGATCTACGTAGCCGTCGAAAAGATGCGCGCGTTCGGCTTCTCGGACAAGGACTTCGGCGGCAAGATCGAGATTGTTCACCGAAAGGACGATGAGCGGGCCAACGGGCGCTACTTTCCAAAAGATGACAAGTCAGTCATCTTCTACCCACCTATTCGTGGAGCCGCTGACTATCTGTGGACCATCGTCCATGAGACGATGCACAGAATATGGGTTAAGCACATGAGTGACGACGCCCGTGAACTGTGGGCAACTCTGTGTGAGGTCGTCGGGAGACCTTATGACCCGGCAGCCGCCGACGCGCTGGCGAAAGTCGTGCAGAGTCGTCCAGAGAAGTCGAGCCTTTGGTTCTTCTTCAACAAGCATTATGGGAGTGACCCCGAGTTGTTCAGGGGGTGGCTGAAGACGAAGAAGGTGTCTGACTCTTTCCCCAGCAAATACGCGAACGCAGACCCTGCGGAGGCCTTTGCCGAAGTTGCGGCTAACGTGATTCTTGGGCGCGGTCACGCAGGCCGCGAAATGAGTCGCTCTGGTTCTATCGTCCGTAAGGTGTTCCTGGAGCTCGTAGCCCACCTTCGCCACAAGCCTGAGTTGACGGAGGGGTGTCTATTCGAGGACCTTCAGTTCGAGCGTGAGCAGCAGGACGAGAACTTCCTGCAGACCCAGGTCGACTTCGGTTACCTGCGAGTTCGCATTCCTGGCTGGGTCCAGAAGAACATCCCTGAGGACAACATCCTGAAGCTGGAGCACCGGCCCCATGTGACGGTCTACTACGGCGCCGACAAGCGAGATCTCTCAGCTATCCAGCAAATCGTTCAGGACTACGGCAGGCCAATCAGGGCCATGCTGGGCACGTTCAACATCTTCGAGCACGAAGAGCGCGACGTACTCTACATCGAAGTCATCGGCGACTCGATTCGAGAGCTTCACCAGAAAATCGCCAAGCTGCCCAACTCCAGACCGCCGACTCGCCCGAACTACATTCCACATCTTACGGTTGCCTACTTGAAGAAGGGAGCCGGCAGGAGGTACGTCGGGATCACCCCGTTCCGGATGGTGATATCGGCGAGAGGCCTCACGGTGATCGATGCGTCAGGGGCTGAGCAAACGGTGAAGCCGGAGAGCCAGGATGAGCTCACACGTGAGCCCATTTTGATGGCAGGACTGTAGAGGGTTCGGTGGGATTGCGCGGCGACATGTGCATCGAGACGGTGTCTGGCCCAACCAAAATCTCGGAATTGTCGAATCGAACTGTCCTAAACCCTGACTACACCGAGACGGCCTTTGTGTGGTCTTCCGGGACCTTCTTTCTAGGTGAAGTGGGCGGGGTTAAGTCGATCGGACTTCAGCAACTGTTCGAGGTCGTGCTCGACGACGGAGCGAAGCTTCAGGTCTCGCCATCATCCCGATTCGTCATGCGGTCTGGCGAACGGAAGATGCCCCCTGAACTAGTCCCAGGCGACTCGCTGCTCCCCCTTTACCTCGAAGAAGATGTCTATGGTTATCCGACCTACAGGATCCCTGGTCGTTACGTAAAGCGGAAAATCGCTAGACTTATCGCCGAGTGGAAGCTCGGGCACCCGCTCGGCCCAGGTACCACAGTCGAGCACATCGACAAGAACCGAAAGCACTACCACCCCGACAACCTGAATATCATCATCAACCCGAATCGGGCTAAAAAGCGTCACCGGAATAAGATCATCAAGGCGCTCGATCTAGCGAAAGACATCCTGGATGAGTGCGCTGCCGCATCACCGAAGATGGCCAAAATCGTCGGAAAGCGCGGTCGGCGGAACCACAAGGTGACGCGTGTCACACCAGGCTCGTTGGAAGAAGTATTCACCGCATCTGTCCGATCTATGGGCTCGTTGGCAGTTTCAGGTGTGTTTCTGGAGCTCCCGTCCTGCTAGAGTAGACGCGAGCTAACTGTCTGGAATACAGGAACTCGTATGGCACTTCGAGACGATGCGCTGAATTACCTTCGCCAAGTTTTTGGCCGAGAGCGCGCAGAACGTGACAGGGCCGAATCGCCTTCTGCTGATGCAGAAAAGCACATCCCGACCTCGATGTTCTCGGTGTGGGGGCGAGAGGATGTAGGCGGGCTGCTCTCGGTCTCGCAGAACCTGATGGACAGGTATGCCGACTACGAGCAGATGGATGACTACCCGGACATCAACTGCCTTACCGGCGACACGCTGATCTATGTGGTTGATGGTTCGATCATCAAGCCCTTCCGTCTACACGATCTGGCGGCTAACGGTGGTGGGGTAGAGATCCTCGCTTACGACACCAAGACGCAGCGACTTACAAAGACGGTCACCAATAACCCGCGTGTGACCGGGAACAAGCAGCCAGTCGTGCAGCTCGGGTTCAGTAACGGTGAGAACATCCGGTGTACACCAGATCACAAGTTCCTCACGGTTGAACACGGCTACATCAACGCATCTGACATGACCGAGGGGACGGTAGTCGTCTCCACGTGGGCAGGCTTCGAGGCGCACGGAATGTGCTCCTTCCTGCACACAATCTCAGGGACCCTGCGTGTCGTCCAGGCGGCCCAGCCGGCAGGAGAAGAAGACGTCTACGACGTCTCAACCGGGACCAAGAACTTCGTTGCCAACGGAGTTGTTGTGCATAACAGCGCACATCACTACTTCACCAACGATGCTACCCAGCCAGACATCGACACAGGCAAGACCGTATGGGTTCACTCGGGCGACGAAGCCATCAAGGACATGACTGATACGCTCCTCAACAGGCGTTTGAGGATTGAGGACGATATCTGGAGCATGGTCTACACGACCGTGAAGATGGGCAATAACTACGAAGAGGTTCTGGTCACCGAGAATGGTGTCGTCGGCCTAAACTCCCTGCCAGTCCCGACCATGAGGCGCGTGGAGCAGTCGAACGGCGCGCTCATCGGCTACGTTCAGGACGTCACCGGTAAATTCACTCAGGACGCCACGGACCTGCGCGGCATGCTCGCGGGCCAGACTAAGGTGCCTGACCACGTAGCGCTTTTCGAGGAGTGGCAGGTCCTGCACTCACGGTTGCGAGGCACGGTTCGCCGCTGCCCATACGGCTACGGTGTAGCTGACGGAGCACGGTGGATCTGGAAGCGGCTCGTCCTCCTCGAAGATGCCATGCTCATCTACAAGCTCTGCCTACGCGGCGATTCGCAGATCTGGACCCCCGAAGGACGGAAGGCCATCAGGGAGCTTGAAGAGGGCGATGAGGTCTACTCCTTCACCAAGGAGGACAAGCTCCGGAAGACCCGGGTCTGCTACAAGAAGCACAACGGGCAGGACAAGATCTACCGGGTTTTCAGTGACCATCGCGAGTTGTACGCGAACGCCACCCACCCAGTCCTGGTTGAGGAGATCATCGGGCAGGGTAAGGGCCGCCCCAAGGCCAGGTTCTTGAAGTACGTCGAGGTGAAAGATCTCGACCCGACGCGCCACCGCCTCGTGACCCCCAAGAAGAACACTGACGACTGGGAGGAGATCGAACTCAAGAAGCCTGACCTTCACTCGAAGGCGAGACTGCGGTCTCCGAACGAGGTCGTGCGTAGGCAGACTTATCCGGACATCGCTAGGTCGATGGGAGTTCACCACTACCGCGCCAGGGACTTCTTCAACGGCGACTACGAGTTGAAGACAGAGACAGCGGTAGCGCTACTTGAAGCTAACGGCTACACCGACGAGCACCTCGATGTCGAGGAGCACTGGGGCGGTGATCGCGGAATCCCGGTAAAGGGAGTCACTGTCCCAGATGTAGTCGACGAAGACTTCGCCCGGTGGTGGGGCTTTATGCTTGGTGACGGGTTCATCACCACCAGGACTCAAAAGGGCGGGTTCGTCTCACAGAACGAGATCGGATTTGCCCTGGGCGAGGACGACCAAATCAACGATCGCTACAAGGGCCTGTTCGAGCGCTATGTTCCAGGTGTGAAGCTGGTCAATGACCAGGACTACCGCCTCGGGGCCTACTCATTTGTCTCAAGCAAGTTCGCCGAGTTCATGCTTCTCAATGGATTCATTCCGGGGGCCCACGACAAGCGCCTTCCTGAGTGGGTGTTCCGCGCGAGTCCAGAGATCAAGCTCGCGATGATCCGTGGTCTCGCTGATGCGGACGCCCACATCATCCCGCGCAGGGAGGGCCGCAAGACCCGATTTGAAAAGGCGCGCTTCGAGTTGTGCAACAAGCAACTCCTCGAAGATGTGCGCGAGCTCGCGATGCAGCTAGGACTGGTAGTCACCTTCGTGCGCGAGCGAACCCGCGAAGGTGGCCGCACCATCGCAGGGTCGACCCAGCCGCTGAAGGGCACTACGTCCTACTGCATGGACATCACGTTCAAGCAGCAGCCACTGACAGAGCCCCTGCGTGGAGTCGAAGTGGTCGGCGTCGATGATATTTGGGACATCGGCGTCGAAGACGAAGAGCACAACTTCATCGCAGACGGGGTTTGTGTCCATAACACAAGAGCGCCAGCACGCTTCGCGTTTTACATCGACGTCACTGATATACCCTCGGACAAGGTCGACTCGTTCTTGCGTAAGGCCAAGCAGGACATGCGCAAGCAGAAGCTCGTGAACCCGCGCTGCCTCACCGGTGAAACCCCGGTCACCTGTCTCGATGGTAAGGACAGGTCGATGCGCGATCTGGCGGAGGAGGTGCCCAGGCTCGCTAAGGAAGGGAAGCACCACTACGTATTCTCTTACGATACAAAGCGGCACAGGGTAGTTCCCGGCAAGATCACGGCCGCTGGCCTCTCAGGCAAGAAGAAGGCCGTTTACCGGGTCGTGGTAGACAGCGGCGCCATCGTTCGATGCACAGGAGACCACCCCTTCCTGCTGCGAAACGGCTCCTACAAGCAGGCCCAAGACCTCGTCAAGGGTGAGTCGCTCATGCCCCTCTACCTGTCTCGCGGTAGCAAGGAGACGCAGCACTACTGGAAGTACAAGGACACGGGGCTTGGTAAGCAGCGCTACGTCCATCAAATGGTCACAGAGGAGCTGATTGACCCGGACTACAAGGCCAAGGGTCTTCATGTCCATCATCGTGACGAAAACAAGGAGAACAATCACCCGTCAAATCTGGAACCGATCACCCCCGGAGACCACGCCGGTGGTCGGCACCCCATTCATCTCCAGGCGGCCCGGAAGGCTCTCAAAGAGAGGGCCCAGAATGATCCGGTGTTCAAGCAGGAGTTATACGGGCGTATCCGTGATTGGCGCGAGGAGAATCCTGAGAAGATTAGCGAGGCCAACAAAAAGGCGGCCGCCACTAAGACAGAGCGGGCTGATTGCCTCTACAACCTGGTCTTCGCGATGGTGGACCAGAAACTGCACAACGACCCGACCATCACGTCCCAGGACATGGTCGCGTGGCTCAACGGGCAAGAGGACTTCATTCGGATCTATGCGGACCTGCCTACAACCATCAAGCCCAAGTTGAGTCGCGGCTGCTGGACCGCGCTTTTGAAGCGGCGCGGTTTCAAGAGCTTCGCCGATTACAAGGAGCAGGTTGCAGGAACTGGTGAGCGGAAGAGCGGGCCTCAGAAGAAGAAGGAAAGGCGACTGGTCGGTGCCGGCAAGAACAACCACACAGTGGTCAGCGTAACTCCGGACGGGTTTGAGGATGTTTACGACATCACCGTGGAGGACTATCACAACTTCGCCCTGACCGCTGGTGTGTTTGTCCACAACACGCAGCGCCTGGACATGCGCTACAACCCGATGGACAACATGCAGGACTTCTTCATTGCAGTCCGCGAGAACCGCGAGTTGGCCCGCGTCGAAGTACTACAGGGTCCCGACTACCAGGCCACAGAGGATGTCGAGTACTTCGCCCGAAAGCTGCACGGCGTGCTCAAGGTTCCGCGCAGCTACCTCGGTCAGGACGATGCTCCGCCTCCTAAGACGATCCTCTCGTTCGAAGACGTTCGGGCCGCCCGTGTGACCATGGGTATTCAGCGCGAGATGAAGAACACTATTCGTCGGTTGATCCAAATCGACCTGGCTTCGCGCGGTATCAACCCGTTCAACCAAGACCTTCAGGTCATGATGACGGTTCCGTCGGGGATCTACGAGTTGGCACACAACGAGATCAAGAACGCTCGGGCTGACTTCGCCACGCGCGTCCAGCCTTTCGTGTCTATGCGCTACATCCAGGAGCGAATCCTCAAGCTCAGTGACGACGAGATTGATGTGATCGAGAAGCAGCGCGAAGAGGACATGAAGAAGCAGGCTGAGCAGCAGAAGCTGATGGGCGACGCAGGCGGTGGTGGTGGTGGTGCGGGTGGACCCGGCGGGCTGCCTATGGAGGGCCCAGCCCTCGCCGGTGGGGCTGGAGGTCCACCGCCCCCGATGGACATCGGACCGCCCCCTGGAGTGGCGGGGCGGCCCAACACCCAGAATGAATGGAAGCGCTATGACCAGGCTCGGCGTCTGGAAGAGCGTCTGGACCGGGAGTCTAGGGCTCGCGACGCTGAGATCCAAGACTCTCTCCGGAAGGCCATGATCGAGAACAAGTCGCTCGCCCACAGGTTGACCCAGACCGAACACTTCATTCGAGAGCTCAAGCACACCTACATGTCTCGCAACGGTAACGGCAAGCTGGTACCGCAGGGCCGTGGGCGGGGACACGGTCGGCACTAGCTCGTGCGGTTCTGGATTGACGACAAAGAGCTCGTCAAAGAGATCGAGCAGCTAAAGACTAGCGTTCCAGCGGCCGGTAAGGTCGCAATGCAGTCTTCCGCGAAGGAGCTCGCCTACAGACTACGTGACCGGGTCGTCGCGTTGATTCCCAATGATGGTGGTTGGTACGACATCTACAAGAAGTCCATCGTTGTTGTGGAGGTCGCCAAGGACCGATTCGAGGTCGAGGCCCGAGTCAACGAGATCGACTACGGGAGCATAGTGGCTGACCGTAGCCTGATTTGGATCTCTAGTGGAGACGACGTAGCTGGTGTTCTATCTCAACACAGCCCGTGGACACTAGATACCATTCCAGCAGTAACTGATGGTTTTAGCGGCGATATGCTCGTAAGGCCGTCATCCGAGTCAGAGACTGACTTTCACCGCCGCGCTCGACTCGCTGAGATGATCGAGATCAGGTCACAACTGGCTACGATCGGAAGGACACCTCAGGCGTTCGACGCCACGCTCCCCAAGATCAATGGCAAGGTTCTAGCCGACGTTCCCTTCCTTGCGCAACGGCTTGAATACGGGCTAGGCGGGTTCCCTCGAACGATCATTTGGGGCCGGCTCGACGCCGAGGTCGCAGCTCTATCAAAGTCAAGCTCCGTTACCGAAAAGGGGCGCAACGTGTTTTCAGCACGTTGGCGACAGAAGTAGCTTTTCATCAACTGTGACCAAGGCCACTTACCCGTTGTCGAGCTTCAGGGCTGGTTGACAGCAGCCCACGGCCGTGTGACCGTGAATTTGTTCCTGATGTTCAGTGCGGCATTCTTGCTCAGTGGACCACTGCTGCCGCAGGACCCGCAACTAAACACGCGTCTGCCGATCGTGCCGGCGTCGCCGCAGACCGAGCACCTCCGAGCATTACCGGTGACGCTCACATAGTGGACCGGGATAGCCGCAGCCTCCGACTTCTCCTCAAGCCTCCGTCGAAGGCCTTCGTAGTAGTGCGGGATGTTACTGCTGGAAGACTTCCTCCGCGACGGTGGCGGCCGCCTAAGATCTTCCATTACCACGATCACATCTAGATCCAACCAGCGGATCAGCTCGTTTGCCGCTACGTGGCAAAACGCTCTGGTTCGCAGGTGACGCCGTCTGCTCAGCCGTTTGAGGGCACGTCGCACGGATCGTGTTTCGTACCCATCTGCCTTTCGTGCAGCTAGACGTCGCTCAAGTCTTTTTTTGGTTTTCTGGGTTGTCTCCTCCATCACTGTTTGGGCTGTTGTGACGATCCGGAGCGCTCGTCCGGAGGCGTCCACTGCTGCTATATCGTTTCTGAGACCTGCCGAAACGCCGGCCGGGCGCGAGCCCTTGCGATCCGGCGCCTTGAGAGTCACCGAGAGCGAGGCGACGAGTCGTCCCCTTTTGATGCTGACAGCTAGTGTGTCGTAGGACGTGACCCGTTTCAGCAAGCTCTCGAACTCCTTCGGAATGGTAAAGCCGATGTCTTTCCGCCCGGCCACGGTCCAGATCCGTATGGTTTCTTTTCGAGGCGGGCACGCGTCCCGCTTCCCCTTCCCGATCAGGAACAGAGCCCTCGGCTTGCTGAAGTGAATCGCGCCGTGGATACGCTTTCTGAGCCGCCGAAGCCGAGCGTAATCGGAGGCCACAAGGCGTATCGCTGTGCAGACGAGCTGCGACTTGAGCGCTCCTCTGACATGTGGGTAGGCGACGCGGTGGAGCGCGATCGCCGAATCCCATGACCCGGTCGCAAAGGCTAGATCCGAGACGCGCTGCTGAACGAGTCTAAACGACTCAATCGTCGCCCTAAGATCAACATCTTCATTGAGTTTGATAGGAACGACGCGCTGCATTTACCGAGCATACGCACTGATCACTTACGAGGTCAACCTCTAGTGTGCATCAATTAGTCTGTGATGCAGCCGATAGTGCTGTAGACCCTCGACTAGTTCTCGCATCAACAGTTATCATCACGATCTGATGCGACAGAGGATCACGTGAGCAATGGACTAGAGTTCGGCGAGCGGACCGGAAGCGTAGATTTCTACGACTTCGACGAAGCTGTCGCTAGGGCTCTCGGTGCGCTCCCCGACGAGGTCAAGAACGAGTGGTATCTGCCGCTCGAAGGCATCTTTGTGACGATCGACGGTCGCCAGACACCGATCGATCGGGCACTCGTAGTCTATAAGCGCCCTGAGCCGACTCAGATTGGTGCGGTTTTGCCGATGATTTCCATCATCCGCGACTCGACCATTCCGGCTGAGGACCGCCTTCTGTCGCCTGTGGTCTCCTACCGTCTTCCGTGCGAAGGCGCCAAGCGTGTGTCTGCCGGTGGTCTCACTGGGTGGACCTCCTACGAGCAGAAGGACAAGGAGCAACCTTATGACTTCTTCTACTCAATCGAGTGCTGGGCCCGGTTCCGGACGGTAGCGCAGATCCTGCTTCAGATAATGATGCGCCGGTTCCCAATGCGCGGTCAGACGGTTGTTGTGCTCGACGGCATCAACAATCCTCGTACCTACGCCGCGTTCCAACAGGGCGTTACTGACCTTACTGATGTAAGCTCTCTGGTGGAACGAGTGCCGGGATACTCACTCTCGTTGAAGGTAGAGGGCGAACTGACATTGGATCGAGAGCCGATCTGCATTCCCGCTTTCACGGGGACGCAGACTACGCAGCCACTGCCAGGATATGGCGGTCCGGGTTACCAGCTTGTCCCTGGACCGGGTGGTTATGGATTGGTTCCCGCTGATGCCAACGGCGTTCCTCTTTCCCCTGGTGGTGTACAGAATCCAGATCCTGGTGAGGGTGGACTCTACGGCACAGGTAGGCCCATCGTTCGCACAGGCGTATACGGGAGCTCACGATGAAGCGCGATCAAACTTACCAAGTGGTCTCACGAGCGGCTGTCACGGTTGAGTTCCCGAACGGGAACGTCGTGAGCTATCCAGCCGGGTTCATGTTCAAGGCGCATCCGACCAACGCGTCGGTCGCACGCCTTGTAAGACAGAACATGATCCGGATGGTCACCCCTCGCGAGGTGCCGAACTTCGCCATCGACGACAAATCGATGTTGAAGGCCATCCCGGCGGTGCCGGCGATGACTCCGCTCCAGGCGGCCGAGGCTGCCAAGAAGAAGTCCACCAAGAAGCCGAAGGGCGAGGAGTAACCAATGCCGATCGTTGAATACCGGTCAGCAGGTGTCTACGGGCAGGAGAAGGCGCCGGCCCGCGCACCCGATCAGTTCTCGCCCGCAAAGATGGGCGTCGTAGGTTGGACCCAGAAGGGTCCGACCAACTACCCTATCGAGGTGAGGTCTGTTGAGGACTTCACTCGCGTGTTCGGTCCGGTCAACACGCGCGGTGTGGTTCCCCAGGCCATCCGGGCGTTCTTCGGAACTGGCGGAGAGAGGGCCTGGATCAACCGCATTGCACCGGCTGATTCGACCTTCGCATCGGTCAGCATCGACGCGACGCCTGGTCCTGAGAAGTGGACCTTCACAGCCAACGGACAGGGTGTGTGGGGTAACGACCTCAAGATCCGAGTCTCGGGTAACCGGAACTTCCTCGACTACACCACGAACTCGTGGGAGAAGTACGACCTTCAGATCCTGGCCCCGGCGGACTTCAACCCGGCATTCGACGATGCGGTTGAGACCTACGAGGCGGTCCAGTTCGACGACCCGTCGGCCTCCGACTACCTCCTGAACGTGATTCAGGATCCCCGTCGGCCAAGTCTCCTGGTGACCACGACCATCGGTGTCGGCGGTACGCCGACGGCGATGCTTCCAGTTACCGTACTGTCAGAGTCGATCGGCACTGGTGGTGGCGCACCACTAGCCCAGCGGTTCATCGCATCGCTGGCCAACGTGCCGGTGCTCTCGAACACCCTGAAGCTCACGGCTGTGTCCGGTACCACCAAGCACGTGCCGACCACTCCGACCTCAGGAACAATCAACAGCACCAACACTGCCTTCGAGCTTCAGCTCACCAATCTGCCTGTGGTGGAGGGGTCCACTCGGATCTTCTACCAGCGGTCTTCGGTGGCGAACGAGGTCCTGCCAGCCAGTGCTGGACTGATCGACGGTGCGAACAAGGAGTTCACCTTCAATGCGGGCGTCGTAGACAATCCGGTTCACCGGGAGGTTACGGTCTTCCGTCTGAAGTACGCTGGTGCTGCGGCCGCGCCGCAGACACTAACCACCATCGGTGGCACTGCGGCGACCTACAGCCTGGCTGGAACACCTCTGGCATCCGTACCGGTTCACCCCGGTACGCTGGCGATCTCTGTCAACGTGAATGGCATTGGTCTGGCAACCATCACCGACGACGGTGCCGGCAACCTAACCGGATCCGGTGGTGCACTACCTCTCGGCGGTACAGTCAATTACGACACTGGGGCTCTAACCGGCACCACCGCCGAGCTTGTAGCCCTGTCGACTGTAGTCGCCAACCACGACGTATCCAGCGTCATCACCAAGGATAACGTCGCTACGATGGAGCTCAGCGCTATCGTAGGGGCCATCGCCCCCGGTGACACGTTCACGCAGGGTGCTGTCACAGGTGACGTCCTGTCCTTTTCCTCGGGCGTGGCCCGTGTCGGTAACATCGCGGGTGGGTCTTTCGCGCCCGGCGCGATTGTGACTACCGGCGGTACGGCGACCATCGACCTGGTCTATTTCAACAACCTGGAAGTTGATGTCCCGCTACTCGGCTCGATTGATGGTGGCGGCATCAACACTATCGACCTGGTCGATAGTCAGACAGCCTCGTCTGTTGGATCCGGACCGATCGAGGTGACTACACTAGTAGCCCCGATCGCCGGTACGTTCTTCTACGTCGACTACATCGCCCTCGGCAACGTGTGGGCCAACACGACCGGCAACCTGCTTGGTGACGTGACGACAGCGTCGGTGATCAACGCCGATACCGGTGCTGTTTCACTCACCACGACATCCGCCCCTCTCACAGGTTCTACGATCGATGTGCTCTACAACACCGGTCAATACGCCCAGGACAACGGGCTGGGTGTGATTGTGGGGGACGTGGATGCCGCCGGTGAGAACACGATCGACTACAACACCGGAGCGTTGGACTTCACTTGGGCTGTTCCTCCGCCCGCTTCGACGCCAATCACGGCGGCCTACACGAAGCTGTCCTCGGCGGTTCAGTACCAGATGACGGGCGGAACGGACGGCACCGTCATCACGCGCAACGATGTCTCGAACCCAACCCTTGAGGGGTCCAAGCAGGGCATCTACGCTCTGGACCTGATCGAGGAGCCGGTCAACGTCGTCGTCCCAGACTTCGAGGGTTCGGCCTTCGTCCAGGCGGACATCGTTGACTTCTGCGATGCGCGCCAGGATCGGTTCGGGATCTTTGCGCTAGCGAACGGAACGACGGTGCCAGAGGCGATCCAGTACGTGCTGGTGACTCAGGCGTTCAACACCAAGAACGCGGCCATCTACTACCCGAACGTCTACTTCCTGAACGACTCGACCGAGCTACCTGAGCTTATCCCGGCGTCGCCCTTCGCCGCTGGCGTCTATGCGAAGACCGCTCGGAACAAGAACGTAGGAAAGAGCCCTGCGGGGATCGTCGATGGGGCACTGGACGCGCCTGGAACGGTCGGACCGGAGATCAAGCTCTCCCGCTTGGATCAGGACAACCTCTACCAGTCGCGAATCAACCCTCTCCCAACGGGTGTTGCTACCGGGTTCATCGTCAACGGAGCGCGGTCCCTCTCGAAGGAGGCTCGTTGGCGCTACGTCAACGCTCGTCAACTCCACATCTTCCTGATGTACACCACCAAGCTGCAGCTGCAGTGGACGGTTTTCGAGAACAACGGGCCGCAGCTCTGGCAGAAGATCGAGACAGCTCTCCGGGGCTACTACAGCTCGCTCTTTCGTCTGGGGTACTTCTCCGGTAACACCCAGGAGGAGGCCTTCTTCGTCAAGTGCAACGGCAACAACAACAGCCAGGTGACGATGGATCAGGGCAAGGTGATCATCGACATCGGCTTCTCGCCGAACAAGCCAGCTGAATTTGTCATATTTAACTTGACGCAACCTGCTGGAACTGCTAGCACTAGTGCTATCATCTAGCATCAAGGTGTTGGGTCGACGCCGACTGTAGTCGGCGATCTTGACAACCACAACTCGGCGAAGTAGAACTCCTGGTGGTGATCCACCAGGAGTTTCTGCATGTCTGGACGTCGCCTATCCAATCAAGAGCGCTTACAAATCATTGAGTTGGCCAAGGAGGGTAAAAGTCCCAACGAAATCGCCAGATTAGTTGGTTGTTCCCACCAGACGGCTTACAGGATCATTGATGAGGTGGGGGTTTCACGACGCCGAACTAAGCGGCGTAGAGCCTTGACAGCCGTTGATGTAGACCAGTGCGCCAATCTCTACACTGGCGGCCAAACGCTATCTGAGATTGCTGAGAAGTTCGACACCGACGCATCGACCATAAGGCGAAGGTTGCTCAAGACCGGCTACGACGATTTCCGCCCCTCCGGAGCCCCGCCACGGATCTCTGATGAGGGCGACAAGCAGACCATCGTCGAACATTACACCAACGGGTTCTCCTCTAGTTTCCTGGCCATCAAGTTCAAGTGCTCCCGAGACGCGATCAATAAGGCGCTCGACGACGCTGGGGTTCAACGGCGCAATCATCTGGAGTCCGTAGGGCTCAGGTGGTCCGACGCCAGGGGTCGTGAGCACCTTATGCGTAGCTTGTGGGAGGTCTGCACCGCTCAGTGGTTGGACGACCGGGGAGCACTCTGGGACTACGAGCTCAAGAGCTATGTAGTAGACGATGACGGTAAGCGCCGTCGCTACACGCCGGATTTCTGGGTCTACGCAACTGATGGGTCGGTAGCCCAGATCATCGAGGTCAAGGGCTGGCTGTCCGAGGCATGTGAGCGCCGCATGAACCTCTTCAGGCAGGACCACCCGGAGCTCCCGTTCGAGGTTTGGGAGGAGGCCGATCTCAAGAAGAGAGGCATCCTTGATGTAGAGATTTGCAACCAGCCGGCTCGCGTCAAGTTTGCTGGATCTCCTTCCAGGATGTCGAACAAGGAGCGACTCCAGGCGATGAACCTGTTCGACGAGGGCATGTCCTACGCCAATATTGCCGAGGTTATCCAGAGGGGTTCCAGCACCGTAAGCAGCTTCTTGAAGTCGACGGGCCGCGTTACCACCAAGGCTCAGTCGAACCGGGCCCGGGTTCCTCAGGAGGACCGCGATCGGGCCGCAAATCTCTACGCCGCAGGCGACTCCATCACCACGGTTGCGCAGAAGACCGGACTGAGCCGCGATGTGGTCCATGGAGAGATCAAGCGTCGCGGTATAAACAGGACAAGAAGAGGTTCCGTCTAATGACACCGTTCTACTGCCCAAGGTGCAAGGCCGCTTGTCCCGTCGATGATCTTCATCGGAAAACCGAAGCACACGCGGCAGTAACGCAGTGTGTAATCACCTTTCGGAACCCGTTTGCGGGTTCGGCGCTTGGCGGCCATTAGTCCCACCAAA